CAAACTCAAAACTCTGCGACGTCCCGTCTACGCTTTCGCTTGATCACGCTCCCGTCGAGCTGATACAGCCGCGCCCAGAACGTCTTCTTGTTCGACCTCACCACTTCGGCAAGCGTAGCGATTCGACCACCACGCTTATCGTTGATGAAGATCTTGACCGTCAGTCCGCTCATGCGTATGTCCTTTTCAAGTATCTAAGCTTCTCCACGTACTCAGTGATGTTGTCACCATCGTACCATTTGGCTCGACGACAGTCCTTCTGTTCCGTACGCGCCTCTTCGATCAACTCCTGGAAGTTCGCCACCTGGAGATCCTCCACCTTGTGGTAATTCTCGAAAGGCGACGGGCACGAACAACCAGAATCACGTGCGGTGAAGAACCGACCAGGCTTCAACTCCTTCCAGATGATCCGGTAGTCGAAACAATAAATGCCTGTGGAGAAGTCGATCTGCGCAGCGATCTCCAACCCGTAGTGATCCGGGTTGTAGTACATGCTACAACCGTACGTATCACATCCTTCTTTTAGACACATGATCAATCCTTTGGTCCGGCACCGTAGAATCGCACTACGCTGCACCTGCTTATCAGACAGGCCGTCACAACTAGCCTCGCCGTGCCGGGAAAACTAAAAAAGCCCGGCGTCCCTCGCGGACCCGGGCTCGATGATTCTGTATACCGGGTCCTTACGTAGATGTACCCTTATTGACCGCAGTGGCCGCGATCTGTCTTGTCTGACCCGTGGATTTCATTTATTTCACTTTTCTGGTCTGACGCCGAGGAATCGGACCTCGCTTCATACCGCTTATAAGACGGCTCCTTTGCAACCAGCCGGGCTGCGTCAGAGACGTCTCATATCTTCATTGCAAGCGTCAGCCTATACCTTCTCGTTCAGGTTGTCAAGCCTTTTTTAGCTCTGGAACTTGATGAACGGTGTATTGCGCACGATCGCTGCATACGTCGATAGATCGATCGTTTCAGGTGGAATCGCAACTGCAGACACGCCACCCTTCTCCACCTTCTGTGCACGTCCAGCGTTTCTGATTGGATCGACCAAGAAGTAATCTGGATCAGAAGGTGCTCGCGCTGTAGCCATGACATTTGTGTTCATCCAAGAGACCCAGTAAAATCCTGCAGCAGGAACGCTGAATTCTTCATCGATCTGGGTCTTGATTCCGGTAGCAGAGGCATCGATCTGCCCACTCCAACCGAGACGGTTACCGTTGCGATCGTAGAGACCGATGGACATCTTTGCTGCTGGTTGTGCTGCAAACACTTCCATTGAGATAGCTCGTACACGCATTGCATAAGGCCAGTAATAGCGTAGCAATGCTTGAGAAGTGGCGGTAGCAATACCAGTGACCCCAGTCGTGACGTCAGGTGCTAGATCGAATGGACCACCAGGGATGAAGTAGAACGCTCCAGGAAGGTGATCTGCAGAAGCACCCTCCTCACCGAGGATGCTCTTGTCAACGATCTTCCCAGCGACTACGGTGTAGTCTCTTCCACGGTTAATTCCCATCGGTTTGTCCTCACCCAAAAAATGGTCACAGAGACACGATTCGAACGTGTGTTCCCCTCCTTATGAGGGAGGTGCCTCACCCCTCGGCCACTCTGTGAAACGCCACCGATCATTCCTAGCAGATCCTTTACCCGTTAGGTACCTAATCGGGTGGTGCCGTTTACGCTAGGAGTCTCAAATTGGAGGCGGAGGTGGGATTCGAACGCCACGATTTCCTGCGTATGAGGCAGGTGAGGACGACCACTCCTCTACTCCGCGTCAAAAAACTTGGCCGACGCTCTAACCTTTTAAGCTACAAAAGCCCGAGGGCGATCGGTGAGGATCGAACTCACTCCTTCGACCACTTTGAAGAATAGCACGCGTGTCAAGGATTTTCCAGAATGCCATTCCTCGGTTCCATGTCCAACTGTTTCGGTACTTCCGTGGTGAACCCAGCAGCCTGTTGATGCCCGCCGCCGCCATATCGCTTCGCCACCTTTGAGCAGTCGAAGTCCGGGTTCGATCTCATTCCCCACTGCCGCATGCCGTCTGCGCGATCCATGTAGTACGCTGCGAACTGTGCTTCAGGATGCAACTTTAATAGTCTAGTTGCAACTTCACTGAAGTAGATCGTCGCATTCACCACCGGGACTGTGTGACCACCAACCTTGATCATGACAGCTTGCTCCACCATCGCCGAGACCGCTGCCGCTTGTCCGCGCTCAATCGCATAACCCTCACGCACAGCGACAACCGTGTCCATGACGATCGTCGTGTTCAGTCTGTCCCACGCTTCGAAGTCCATCTCATACGATCGAATGTATGCCCTGATCTGCGCCGAGTTCGGTAACTCGAATCTCCACAGATCATGTTCTCTGATGTAATCGACGAACCTCGGGACCGCTTGATCAGGGTGGAAGAACTTCCAGGCGAGTGAGGCACCGGACTCCTCCATGTCGAAGTACGCCCAGTCGAGTCCGTGAAGCTGAGCCTCAGCTGTCCTGTGATGATCGAGGACAATGAGATCGTCGATCGAATCCTTCATCACTTGAAGGATGGGACGATCGTACGAGAAATCCACCATCAGCACTTTGGCTTCAGATGGGACATCAGGGAAGCTCTTCCCACCGTAGTGGCAAGGGATCAGATTCTGCTCAGGCACCCCGGCGTTTCGTGCGATCCAGGCGGCTGTGAACCCATCGTAACAGTTTCCGTGAAAAAGCACATGTGTGACTCCCGGATTCTTCGGGATGCTTGACATCTATTATTCCTCCTGCGCAACGATGACGCCTACGCACAAAGAAGGCTATCACGGCAATGAAGGCGAAGTCCACCAGGAAGTGGCCGAGGTAGAGGATCACGCCAATAGCGCCATATTTGCTCAGATATTCGATCAAATGTTCCACATCATCTCCATCATCTCCATTCTTAGAGATCAACTATGAGATGTCCTGATCTCCCTTATATAGAAGGAAGGGAGATCGCGACAACAGGATTTCATGGTATCATCAGTCTCGGAAGGTAAGCAAATGACTGATCTTTACATCGAGTACATCCCTCTCTCCAAGCTGGTCAAGATGGAGCGCAACCCCAAGCTCCACTCCCCCATGATCTCCAAGTCGTTCGAGCGGTATGGCTACGTCGAGCCTGTCCTCATCGATGAGGGCTCTGGGAAGCTCGTGGCCGGGCATGGACGTCTGGAGCAGCTGGAAGAGGCATTCCACCGAGATGGAGCCAACCCACCGGATCGTATCAAGCTTGTAAGCAATCTCGATGGCGTCGAGTGGGCAGTCCCTGTCATCCGCGGCGTCACCTTCAAATCTCAGGACGAGGCAGAGGAGTACGGTATCACCTCAAACCTCCTGGTCATCGAGGGAGGATTCGACGAGACTGAACTCGAAGCTCTCATCGAGTCCACCAATCTCGATCCGATCGGTATTGAGGCTGAACTGGAGGTGGAGTTACAGGCTGTTCTGGGCGAGATCGAGACAGTAGAGAACGCCTACGAGCCTGACATTCTAGAGGAGGATGTAGTAGATGATGAAGAAGATCGCACCGGATCAACAGGTACTGTGGATGACGTTGCTGCAGCTGAAAGAGAAGATGGCGGAGGAGATGATCGCAAGCTATCGGACGATCAGTGGTACGACCAACTCCCGTTCGAACTCCAAGGCGTAGCGCAACTCGTCGAAGAAGCGTACTTCGACGTCGAAGCGGACGACTTCAACGATCAAGTAGTAGGCTCCGTTGACCTCGGCAACAAGATGACAGGAGAGTGGTACCACGAGGCTGGAGCCAATGAACTCGGCATCCCCAATCTCCGCCCGGACAAGCTCGTTCAAAAGCTCCCCGACAACCTGAAGGTCTGGGGAGATCGTCTCTCTACTCCTCTCGACAAAGAGAGCACCTGGTTCTGGAACTACGGTGCAACTCCGCCTCCGATGCTCGACAACCGGAAGAACCTCGCACCCAATCTCCTGGTCTCTTTCTTCACGCACGACAAGCACATCGATTCGTGGTGGGCGACTCCGGCCTACCGCGTCGGACAACTCCTCGTAGCTGGTGTGAAGAACATCATAGTCCCCGACTACTCTCTATGGGACTTCGCTCCTGTCGCTACGCACATCTGGTCTCTCTACCGCGCAGCGTGGCTCGGACGTTACTTCCAGGAAGCTGGCCTCAACGTGATCCCACGTCTGGAGTTCTTTCAGCCGAAGTCACAGCGCTATGCTCTTCTCGGCATACCCTATGAAGCGCCAGTGATCGCTACGCAGTTCCAGACCAGCTTCGACGATGAACACATTCCGGCAATCGAGAGGAACCTGAAAGACGCTCTCGGCATTCTCCGTCCGAAGCACCTCCTGATCTATGCGAGCAAGAAAGGACGTGAGATGGTTGAGAAATTCGATCTCCCTTGCAGCATCACCGTTCTGTCAACAAGCTCTGAACTTCGGAAGAAGGCTGTGCGACACAAGGAATCGAATCCACACCTTCTAGAGATTCGCAAACGGAGCAGAAGAGAAAAGGAAGCCAAGCGTGCGACGACCCCACAAAAGTGAAACCACCTGTCCGAATCTCAGCTGCGACAAGGTGGTAGTAAAGACCATTCCACGTTTCATCGACAATCCTCCAACCGAGGCAGTACGTTACTCCTATATGACCGGGAAGACTCTCGTCGGACGGATCTTCTTCCACGATGACGGAACCCTCTGCGACGAGCGTCTGTTCAGTATCCGGCTCGACAAGCTAACGAAACCTGCCTACCTGCGCCTCGGCGACTCCACGATAGACCCTCGAAACTAATTCTCCGGTGTGGGGCTTCCCCTACGTCGCCTTCTGTGGTATATAGGGGGCGGGAGGGTAAACTATGGCCACACAACGTCAAAGAGTCCGCAAGCAAACAGGTTCTAGACAGCAGCGTCCACAAGCTGGCAGACGGCGCAGACAACGGGTCCGTGGGAGAAAGCGCTAAGGTGCTCGCGAACCTGTTGAACAACCACGAGGATGGAGAACTAGATTGTCCGAAGTGTGAGGAACAGTTCGGACAATGCTCCTGCGGTGGGGTTGTCCACGCAGAATATCAAGAAATCTTCGAAAGAGTCCCAAACAGTAAGGCGATGATATCGCGGGCAATCCTCGTATTGGAGTGTGATCGCTGTGATGACTGCGAAGTCGAGTAATGGCCCAGTTACAGAGGAAGATGTCGCCCTCGAACGCCGCTACGACATAACCCCTGTACCAGTCGCAGATCCGAAACCTGTTTCGATCCATCCACACAAGTTTACGTCTGCGGTGACTAGGAAGATCCTCGTGTCACTACAGATGGGGCACTTCCCGTCCACCGCCGCCGGATACGCTGGAATCACTGAGAAGACACTTCTCAATTGGTGGGCGCGGGGACAGATGGCCGGACCTGATTCCAGTGGTGTCGATCTAGAACTGTACGAGTTCTCCGAGCTATGCAGGCAGGCGCGTGCGAATAGCAAGGTCGGTCTCATCTCGATTCTGTGGCGACATGCGAGAGAGGACGGAAAGATCGCCATCCAACTTCTCAGTAAGCTCTTCCCTGAAGATTATGGCAACGAGATGAAACACAAAGTCGAGCACTCCGGTACTGTTCAACATGAGATAAAACAGGCTGACTATTCCAAGTTCACCAACGAAGAGCTTGCCGAGATGGAACGTCTCGCCCTCAAAGCACAGCATGAAAGGCTGAAGGATAGCGCCATCGATGCAGAGATCATCGAATAACAAGACAGAATTGCCTGTTCCAACAATGCAAGAGTTGCACGAGGCAATCAAGGCCGGTCTTCCGCCTCCGCGTTCTGTTCGTCAGGAGAGAGAAATCACCGACACGAAGGCGGAGGCGTTTGACCGTATCTTGGATGTAAAGGCTATCCGTGCAGAGAAGGCCAACAGAAATCTCAATGACTTCATCAGAGAAGCATGGCACATCGTCGAGCCAAAGAACCCATACGTAGACAACTGGCATATCGGTGCCATCTGCGAAGCTCTCGAAGCCGTAGCGATAGGACAGATCAAAGATCTACTAATCAGCGTGCCCCCGCGTCATTCGAAGTCCTTGGTTAGCTCGGTCATGTTCCAGCCTTGATGCTGGACTAAGTGGCCAGAGCTTCGTTGGATCTATGCGTCATATTCCGCTGCGCTTTCCACAAGTCACTCAACGCTTGCACGAAATGTGCTGACGTCCAGGTGGTACAAGAGATACTTTGGCGACAGGTTCTCTCTCACCTCTGACGCTGTTACAGAGATCAAGAACGACAAAACTGGCTACCGTTTGACAACCTCCGTCTCTGGTATGGCTACTGGACGCGGAGGTGACATCATCGTCGCAGACGACCCACATAACGTGAAAGAAGCTCACTCTGATCTGAAAAGAGAAGGTGTAATCACGTGGTGGGACGGGACCATGTCTACTCGTGCTGAGGGTGACCCAAAGAAGCTACGCCGCATTATCATCATGCAGCGTGTTCACGACAAAGATCTATCTGGTCACGTTCTGCAGCAGGGAGGCTACGTACACCTTTTCCTGCCGATGGAATATATCCCAAAGAAGCAGTGCGTAGTGTCTCAGATTGGATTCAAGGATCCCAGAACTAACGCTGGTGAGCTTCTCAATCCTAGACGTTTCGACAAGGACTGGGTGGATGTACAGCAAGGCACAAACAAGTACGGTAACAACCCCGCACTCGTACGTAAGATGACTTCGTGGGCATACGCCGGGCAATTCCAACAGGACCCGGTGCCTCTCGAAGGAGGTATGGCGAAGCGCGCCTGGTTCGAGAACGCATTCTACAAAGAGAAGCCTGAGGAGATCGAACAGCGTGCAACCAAGCTCTACATGTCCTGGGATATGTCATTCAAGGATGACGAGGAGGCCAAGAATGATGACACCTCCTACGTCGTAGGAACACTGTGGGGACAGATCGGACCCAACCTCTATCTCGTCGACCTAGTACGTGGTCAGTGGGGCTTCAACGACACGCTTAAAGCATTCATCAAGTTCTGTCATGATCACCCCAGAACACAGACGAAGCTCATCGAAGACAAAGCTAACGGTCCGGCGGTGATGAACACGCTCAAGAAGAAAATTCCTGGCATCATCGCTGTTGACACTGGCAACGACTCGAAGATTGCGCGCTATAGCTCCGTACTATGGCTAATCGAAGCAGGCAACGTTCGTTTGCCAGACCCAGAGATGTTTACTGACATCAGTTGGATAGAACTAGCACTCGATGAGCTAGTAAGATTCCCCAAAGCTTCATACGATGACATCGTCGATTCAACCACACACGCTCTCATCAGGTTCGAGAAGTTCACTATCGATCCAACCATATTCCCTACCGGTGTCGGTGAGGGAAATCGTTTTGATCACCCAACAAACTGGTCTGCTGATGACAACCATGCAATGCGCACTGACGTTATCGGTCACTGGGGAGTAGAAAGGAAATGAGCAACAACCAAAATGTGTTTCTGGCGATGTTCTTTGGCTCTTTCGCAGGCACGGTTGCAGGCTGGATAGGTATTGTGATAATGTACCAGCTGATCACGGCCATTTACTTCTTCTCCTTCATGCAATGAACTTCAAGAACAAGCATTCACGTGGTTCCGGTGCTCGGGGTGGCTGCTACTGCGGCGGCAAATTCGACAAAAAAGTAACTGGCAACGAGAAGCGTAAGTACATTGATCTGCCTGAGACCTCCAAGTCTCTCTCCATCAGCAAGAAGTCTCCCAAGAAAGACACCAAGCGCTGGTGCAAGGGCAAGGAAGGCCGCGAGCACGTTACTGAATGGAAGCCAAACCGCCACTACGGCTTTCGCACGATGGGACCAAACAACAAGTTCCTCTACGAAGTCCTTGTTTGCGTCAACTGCCAAAGAGAAATGGAAACCCGCGCTATTCACATTGTTTGCGGTGTAGCTCACGACAAGTGGGGCTACGGTTGGCACTACAAGAACCGCGAGACCGGCAAGTACGAGAGAGAGCCTTTCCCCTGTGAAGCCAAAGCAGCGTAAGCGCCTCCTTGAAAACAAGGCCCACAAGGAAACCATCCGCCTGTCCGAAGAATGTGTCCAAATTGAGGACATGCCCAAAAAGGGTGAGATCATTCCTAAAGTGGGTATGTTTGAGTGCGAACACTACGAAGCCTTTATGTGCTCGCGTTGTACGAAGTGCTACGCCTGCACGCACGAAGTGATCGAGTGCGAAGAAGCTGGCTCTATCAAATGGTATCGCTGTCCTGACGGGTTCGAGAAGCCCTCCTACTCTGATCATGGTCAATTCGCTCCCCTTCTAAACAGAACCTCATCGGAAGGAATATCATGGACGAGATACAACATCTAAAGCGGATAGGGATCGTCGGCTCACGCAACTTCGGTGACCTCTCACGGGTCTCCAAATTCGTAGAAATCCTACATCAGAGATATGGTGATCGCCTCGTCATCGTCTCTGGTGGCGCAAAGGGCGTTGACTCCGCCGCGGAGAAAGCCGCCGATGAATTAGGGATCAAGAAAATGATCTTCCTCCCGCGCCCAGGCAAGCCTTTCCACATAGCCGCCATGGAGCGCAACACCGAGATCGTCGATTACTCTCACTGGGTCTATGCCTTCTGGTCCGTCACCAAAGAGTCCACCGGGACCATCGATTCCATGCGTAAAGCACTGCTCGCCGGGAAGTTGGTTGGTCTCTACACGCCGAATGGTGCTTTTGACAACACCCGCATTCCAGGTCCAGCATAGGGCCTAGTCTAGCATAGGGCCTAACTCACAATTTTTCTTCACTTTCTGGGAATAGGCATTGACAAATGTAGGGTTTTTCCTGCATGCTTCCGTGCGGGAGAACCCATATGTCCAGTTCGACACCTGTTCAGAAATCCGCCGCTGAGTATCTCAGCAAAGAAGCCTACCAGGAGTACGTTTCCAAGCAGTACGCTGACCTGCGCGGTCTAGGTACTGGATTCGACTTCTCCGATGTTAGCCGCAAGATGCCTCGTCGGATGCAGTTTGAGGAAGTCGGTACTCCTGGTCTTCGTATCTACTCTGGCTTCCTAGAAGAAGAGTTCCTTCCTGAACTCCGTGGTCATATGGCTGCGCGTGTCTATCAAGAGATGCGCTATAACGATCCCACCGTCGGTGCCATGCTTTATGTCATGGAGAACCTGATTCAGAACGCCACGCTTTCTGTTCTCACTGACGACACAAGTCAAGAAGGACTGAAAGCACGCGAATTGGTGGAGTCCTGCTTCAACGACATGGCGATGCCATGGGAGCACGTCCTCTCTGAGATCCTAACCTTCCTTCCATTCGGCTACTCGTGGATGGAAGTGACGATGAAGCACCGCAGGGGAAGCAACCTAGATCCGATGAAGGCATCTAAGTACAGCGACGGAATGATCGGCTGGGGCAAGATGGCTCTGCGTGGTCAAGACACCACCTACCGCTGGCACATGGATGAGGCTATGAACGTGCGTGCACTCGAACAGCTACCTCCGCCGCACTTCATCAACACGGTCATTCCTTGGGAGAAGTCTCTGCACTTCCTCGTGCGCCCATACAAATCGAATCCTGAAGGAACGTCCCTTCTCAGAAATGCGTATCGTCCGTACTTCTTCATGAAGCGCATCGAGGAGATCGAAGCCATCGCTGTCGAGCGCGAGCTTAACGGTATGCCTGTATTGCAACCGCCCGAGGGGTACAATCTCTGGAATCAGAATGATCCCGATTCTGCTGCATTACTGAGCCGCGCAGAAACGCTCGTGCGCAACATCAGACAGGATCAACACCAAGGTGTGGTTCTTCCTTTCGGTTGGGTGCTCACTCTGCTAAGCGCATCCGGCCAACGTTCTCTCGACACCTCGATCATTATCAACCGGTACGCTCAGCGTGTCGCAACCGTTGTACTCGCAGACATGCTTCTCATTGGACAAGAGAAGGTAGGTTCGTTCGCACTCGTAGCTGCCAAGGTATCGCTGTTCTCTAAGGCTCTGCGCTCAATTGCAAACATCATCGCTGGGGTCATCAACAGATACGGCATTCCGCGGCTGCTGAAGATGAATGGCATGTCAATCGATAACCCCCCATACGTTAAATTCGGTCCCATCGATACACCGGATCTAAAGTCTCTATCGGAGTACGTAAACAAGCTCGTGGGCAACAACGTGCTCACGCCGGATCAGAGCCTCGAACGCCACCTGCGCGAGATCGCGTCTATGCCTCAGGCGGACCCGGTTGAAGAGACATATCCAGCTGAAGGACTTGTAAATGATCCAGATGACGATACCGAGGATCCTACCACTGAGAACCTCGGTCCTCGTCCGGGTCCTGGTGCTGATGCGTTCTCTGACAAGCCAACCAAACCAGGTAAGCCAGCACCTGGTGAAAAAGAAATCTTTCCACCTGAAGGCGGGGAGCAGGCGTAATGAGCGGCTTCTATGAGCAGTTCTATCAACTCAGCAGGGACAAGATTCCAGGGTTCCTGTTCGAGGAGATAAAGTCCGCAGCTATCCCTGCGTCTGGTGCTGCTGCTCGTTGGCGCGGGCCTGGCATGAACGTCTTTGAGAAGATCGCTATTCATGATCTCGCTCCTGAGAAACTGAAAAGGATCGACAGCAAGGAATTGAAGAACGTGTTGCGCAGATTGAACAAGATCTTCCAAACGGCCAAGCGTGCAAAGGAGGACACTGTTCCTTTCAGCAAAGCCGCGACACTGGTGGTACGTGAAATGAGAGACAGAAAAATGAGCGTCGATGGGAAGCTCGCGATCCTTCAAGAGTTCATCGGCAAGTCCGATGAGGAGATCGAGAAGTACCACGAGAAGTACCCCGATTCTACTCTTGCTAGTATGCCAGATGTGAGTCCTCCGATGAGTCCTCGTGGCTACACCGGCCCGGAAACTCTGCAGATGGTGGGTGAGAAGGGAAAGTTCTCACAAGAAGATGCCTACTACAACCCACGCTCTTCTTCTTCATGGAAGACATGCGGAGGTTGCAGATTCTTCGTACGTGGTACCGGCCCTGTAGGCAGCTGCATGGTAGTTGAGGGACCGGTAAACTGGTTCGGTACTTCGGATCTTCGCATCGATGCAAACGAGGAAGCAAACCATGTCTTTGGTGAAGCTGAACGTGCCGTTCATGATGAAATGATGAACGACGCAATCGACAACATTGTAAAGGCTGGCGGTGGTGATAGCTCGAATGATGACGACAACACTGATCCGCAAGAGCCAAAGATGGTCATCACTGCAAAGGAACTAGTAGCCAAGAGGATCAAACATGAAGATGATGAATGGATCGTTACTGACATGGCTGGGAACAAGGTTCTTGGCCGTCATGCTAGTCGTGCAGATGCTGTACGTCAGCTTGCTGCTATCGAAGCACGACAGAAAGAAGATGACGTAGAGAAGGGACAGCCTACCGTTGCTGCTGTACACGTAGGTGGAGGTACAACTGGGCGCTCGGAGGAAGCTGACGAAGACCTGAAGCGTCTCAACAGCGGCAACGATGACGAAGAAGAGACGGTGGTTGAGAAGGCAGAGACGAAAACTGAAGATGGAAAGTCCTTCAAGTCCTCGGACTATGCCTATGTGCCGGACCCCGACAAGCCCTCTACATGGAAACTTCGGTTGACGAACACGCCGGGAGGCGAGCCTGATGCTGGAATCGTTGGCGCTGCGATTGCTGCTCTCGGAAAAGGATTCCGCGGCAACAAGGTTCAGATTCCGGCTTCTGATTTAGGCAAGGTGAAAGCGAAGGTGCGCGCTGCCTGGAAGAAAGCGAATCCCGACAAAAATCCCGACGAAATGTCGGAAGTTCTCAAGGAAGACGTCCAGTTCGACGTACCGATCGCCAAGATCGACAGCGAGTTGCAGAAGATCTACGGCGTTGTCCTGGAACCTGACATGGTCGACACTCAGGGTGACACCATGACCGCCGGGGAAATTGAGAAGGCAGCTGAGACCTTCATGAAGAGCCGAATCGTCGGGGACAAGCACCGCAATATCGCAAAAGGTGTAGAACTCACCGATAGTTACGTGTGTCAGGGACCAACGAAGATCGGCAACAAGACCGTCAAGAAAGGCACTTGGATCATCGGTGTGAAGGTTCTCGATCATGGACTCTGGAAGCGCATCAAGGGTGGCGAGTACACCGGTTTCAGTGTCGGCGGACGGGGCAATCGGGTAAAAATGGCATAACCTCACAACTTTCTGTCAAAACGGGGAATAACCCCTTGACACATCCTACCTAAATAGCTCATTCTTCAGCGCGACGCTGGGAAACACCTTTCGTGTGTTCTTCGTGAACCCACGACTCGTTGCCTTCCCCGCCATACGCCTCACTCGTAAGAGTCACGCCACGGGCCGCGCAAGCGAACCAGCCTCACTGAGACTGGTATCGCTATGGCGGAAAAGAAAGCAGACTTTTTACTTCAAGACCTAGAAGCGGACGAGGTATCCCTCGTTCCGAAGGCTGCAAACACGCACAAATTTCTACTTCTCAAGGCGGAGAACCCGTCTACGGAAGATAAGAACCTAGCGACACAGTTCGAAGAAGAAATCCTGAAGGCCGAACTGGCCGAAGCTCTAGAAAAGCCTTTCGATGGAGAAGGCGGACTTCAAGACCTTGTGGAAAAGGGAGCCCTTTCACCACGAGCAATGAGTGCCGTCAAAGGTGCTGTACGTCTTCTCCGCGGCTTCGAGAGGGAGCTTCCCAGTGACTTCATGGACATGATTCGAGGCCTCATGGGAGCCAGCCAAGAATCAGCAACAGCCGGTAAGAGAGCCGCCAGCCGCGGTGGACCTCTTACCAAGTCAAACGAACAGGAGGATGAGGAAATGGCAGACGACGTTAAGAAGACTGCTGAAGAGCTAGCCAAGGAAGCTGCTCCAACCGAGTCCAAGCCCGAAACTCCAGCTACTACTGACGAGGTCCTCAAGGCCAAGAAGGTGGTAGCACCAGTGGAGGAAGAGGAAGAGGAAGAGGACGACGAAAAGTCCAAGAAGCCTCCTTTCATGAAGGGCAAGGGCAAGGAAAAGGTAGCGGCCAAGAAGGCTGATGACAACGATTTTCTCTCCAGCCTAACAGAAGAAGCCCGCACTCGCGTAGAGTCGATCTTCAAGGCGCATGCTGATTTGGCTGCTCAGGCAGAACAGATCAAGAAGGCGCAAGAAGAGACTTCTCGGAGCTAGCTGCCGAGCGTGATACTCGGAAGCTGGAGCAGGCGATTCAGAAGGCTGCAGTGGAATATCCCAACCTTCCCATCGATTCCAAGGTACTTGGATCGACGGTGAAGAAGGCCGAAGAGTCGTTCACGAAGGAACAGGCAGACGACTTCAAGCGCGTGCTGAAGGCAGCGGACAACGCAATCGCGGAGTCCAAGGCTTTCAATGAGGCAAACGGAAAGAGCTTCTCCTATGGAGATACCGCTTCCGTTCTCAGCCGCCTGAAGGAAGTTGCCAAGGGCCTCGTGCAGAAGAGTGAAAACGGAAAGCCGATGACGGAGGCAATGGCCTTCGCCAAGGCTGTCGAACTCAACCCGGGTCTCTACAACGAGTACCTAGCGGAACAGAGGGGGTAAGGAAAAATGGCTTACGAAATTCCTGGCTTCAAGTTCTCGCTGCGTGCTGGTGCAGACCTTTCTCTCAGCCAGTACCGTTTCGTGAAGTTGAATGCCTCTGGTGACGCCGTTGTTTGCGCTGCAATCACGGACAAGCCAGTTGGTGTTCTTCAGAACGATCCGGGGCTAGGCGAAGAGGCAGAAATCCTGGTAACAGGTATCACCAAGCTTTCGGCTGATGGCATCATCGCTATCGCTGCTGAGCTGGGCACTTCTGCAGATGGTCAGGCAGACTCGATCGTCTCCGGCACGGACACCACGGTGTTCAAGGTCGGTCAGGCGCTCGAAGCTGCAGCCGCTGCTGGTGTGCTCATTGCGGCGTTGGTCGACTGTCTCGCACCTTCGCGGGCTGCGTAAGGGAGGACTGAACAATGTCACAGCCAACACTCAACCAAGTTCACGTAGACGCGATTCTTACGAACATCTCCGTGGCTTACATCCAGGAACAGGATGCCTTCATTTCTTCGAAGGTATTCCCTATCGTTCCCGTAGACAAGAAGAGCGATCTCTACTACGTCTACACCAAGAACGATTGGTTCCGTGATGAAGCCGAGAGACGTGCACCGGCTACCGAGTCGGCAGGATCCGGCTACAACATCGGACAGGACAACTACAACTGCGACGTGTTCGCAATGCACAAGGACGTGGACAACCAGGTTCTTGCGAATTCGGACATCCCGCTCAATCCGTTCCGTGATGCGACTCAGTTCGTTACTCAGAAGATGCTGCTTCGGCAGGAGCTTCAGTGGGTAGCGGACTTCTTCACTACGGGTGTGTGGGACACGGACGTCGTGCTCGCAGATCCGTGGAGCGACTACGCAACCTCCGACCCCATCGACGACATCGAAGAGGGCAAGGAGACCATCCTCGGTACCACCGGGTTCATGCCTAACACGCTTGTGCTCGGCTACCAGGTAATGCGTAAGCTCCGCAACCACCCAGACATCGTCGATCGGATCAAGTACACGCAGTTCCGCGTAGTTGCGGAAGACCTTCTTGCGACCCTCTTCGGAGTGGAGCGCATCCTGGTTGCGCGTGCGATCTACGCGACGAATGCCGAAGGTGCTGCTGATGCCTACGACTTCACCCACGGCAAGAGTGCTCTGCTCATGTACGTGTCCCGTTCGCCTGGTCTCTACCAGCCGTCCGCAGGATACACGTTCGCATGGCGCGGAGTGTCTCAGGGCCTCGGTGCTGAAATCGGAGTCACCCGTATTCCGATGCGCCTCAAGAAGGCAGAACGTGTCGAAGCCGAGAAGGCATGGGACAACAAGGTTGTCGCCAGCGACATGGGCTACTTCATCGAGAACGCAGTAGCGTAAGGTTTCGGTTTCGCTTTGGTGGTGGTGGGCTTCTAACGAGGTCCACCACCACAAGTTTCGTAAGTAGCAAGAGAAAGGAAATCTGGAAATGCTACATCAGGTTTTAAGACGGTTTTCAGCAGAAGGTAAGACCCTCAAGGTTGGAGATCTTGTTGAGACGTCTCATTGGAAGAACGAGCGCCTCCTACTTGAGCACCGATTCGTCGGTAAGCCTTCTGCGCCGCCTCAGCAGAAAGTAGCTCAAACGGAAGTGGTCAAGACGGAGCAGTCTACTGAGGCAGTTTCGATACCTGAGCAACCGGCAGCAATCGCGGAAGAATTACCTAGGGGGCTTCAACTACCTCCTAGGCCTAGGAAGCCGCTTCCCGTTGTAGGGAGAGTCCCAGTTGCAAAGGCAAAGGAGTAAAAGCAAATGGCTATTTCACAGCTAACAAGAAGTCGGGCGCGCATTGCTGATGGCCTGATCCCGCACGTTGCCAAGATTGGCATCAACGCTGCTCCTACCGGGGCAGTGCAGAACACACGACTCACCCTTCCTTCGAAGGCTGTTGTACTTGATGTCTTCCTCGACGTTCGCGTGGCCGAGGTCACTGGTACCACGAAGACACTCGATGTTGGCCGTACGAGCGACCCTGATGGGTATCTCGCGTCGGTCAGCGTTGCTACCACCGGTCTGAAGAAGGGATCGCTTGTGAGCACTGGACAGACGAGGGGAGCACTTCTCTTCGTTGATGAAGACGGTGCTGGTGGGTTGGTGCCCGAGCCAGATGTCGTTGGTGGTGGAGAGATCGTGGTGTACGACGCCGACTCTGCCGACTGGGTTGAGTTCCGCGGTGATCTCTACGTCGTGTACCTCAATCTCGTGTAAGACAACAGTTCTCTGGGAAGAGCGTGAGTGGTTGCACCTCTTACTAAGGCTCTTTCCAGAGAGTCCTAAGAGGATGTGACATGAAGAGATTAATTCTCGCACTCGCGCTACTTCTATGTCTGGCGACTGTCGCCAGCGCTCAGAAGAGATCTGACATCTTCGAGACCTACGACCTCGATTCCTTGACAGAGATCTTCTGTGACACTGTAACCTTCCCTGGGTCTCCGCCTGAAGGTATGGCTGCATGCTCTACAGGTAGCGCTGCGGAAGATGGTTGGATTGATGCACGTACGGAAGACTTCAAGGGAGTCGCTGTTCACATCGATGCAATGGCCCTTACTGCTGGAACAATCGACGTAAGAGTCTATGGTCGAGTGAAAAATGGGACTACACCTATCCCACTCAGCCTTACAATTGCGTACGCTGCAGCAACCACCGACTACGTCGTAGTTCCAGAAGCAATGTTCCAGATTCGTGTTGGTATCTTCATCAACGGTGTCGACGATGGTGATGGTTCACCAGAAGATGTCAGTCTGTATTACTACGGATCGCGGAGACTAAGATAATGAATCGTATCTGGCGTATCCTCGGTACGTTCCTTGGCATCCTAGCTGTCGGAACTCTCGCAGCTACACAGAGCAGCACTCAAGGTGGTGGATTCTCTACCAAGGCAATTCAAGCGCTAGAGAACTGCTTCGACGAGTTCGATAACTTCACGTGCTCTGCGTCGACGATTATGACGAGCGATAACACCTGGACCGGCCTGAACGTCTTCAACCGAACGGCCGCGGGTGTGGATGTTTGCTTCGGTGGGGCCGAGGGCGACGCGAACTCGATCTGCATCGACGGCGACACGGGCCAGATCATCTACGAGGGGGCTGCGGCGGACGCCTTCGAGACGTTCCTGATGGTAACTGACCCGACGGCGGACCGGACCATCACGTTCCCCAACGCTACCGGGACCCTCCCGCTTTTGACAACGACCAACTCCTGGACCGGAATGAACACTTTCAGCGGGACGATAGACGTGGACGGCGTGGCAGGGGCCGTCAGCCCAGGACAGTCTGGGACACTTTCTATAATCATCTTTGAGGGTTCCACCGCCGACGCGATCGAGACGGCCTTAGTCGTCAACGATGAGCGCTTCGAGATATACGCGAACTTCGACGCGCCCACCGAAGGCCAGTTCGCCTTCTTTGATGCGCCGGATGCGAGCACGAGCGGATCCCTGGTTCAGTTCATCTCCGTACTGAACGCCATGAACGGCTCCGATACGGTGAACTTCCTAAACTTGGATCCGACGAACGCGAACCACACCGGAGCAGGAAATACGCTGAACGGAATACTGGTCGACTCCATCACGGGCGACGCGGATGCCACAGAGAACGCGATCAACATCGGCACCGGGTGGGACACTGGGGTCAGGTACTCCTCTGGTACGGCAATCAGCGGCTTGACGAACTCGCTCACGATGGCCTTCGGGGCAACGCTCGACAAGACCATGGTGTTCCAAGCGGACGGAGGTTCGAGCCAACTGCTGTTCAACGACGATGTGGAGATTCAGTCCACGGCCTCGATCTCGTTTATCATCCCGGACAACAACTTCATGTTCGCCTTTGACGCTTCGTTCGCAACGATCTTCGAAATAGCGGATGACCCTACCAGCGGGGCGCTGTTTCGCCTCCGGGGCGACTTTAACCAGGGAGGCGCTACAGGGGGCAACAACGTCAAGTCGTTACTCATCGATCCGCAAGCGCCTGCGTCTGGGCTGAGCGGTACCGGGAGCTACGACGGCATCGAGGTCGACGTCGGCTCCGGTGCGGACCACACTGGCGGGAGCATTCGGGGGATCTACATCACAGATATAAGCCCGGACGTCGATACCCAGGAGGACGCTTTGCGAATTGACGGCGGCTGGGACCGCGGACTGGTCTTCGGCGGGGACGTCACAACCGACATCGCCAACACGACTGGCGAGTTGAACATCAACTCGTCGACCATCGTGCTGGATCTCGGAACGCTCGACTACCCGGCCTTGGCAGCGCCCGCGGCCAATCCGGCGGCCAACAGGGCGCGCATCTACGTGGACGAGAGCACGGACCGGGTCGGTGCCGCCGCCGCGGACTGCGTGCTGGTGTCCCGGTTGTCGACCGGTGCCGAAGTTAACATCGCTGTACTGGTAGTCGACGGAGGATGCCCATAATGAGAAACCGATTTTCGTTCGATATGGCAGGGCGCGCACATGTGGTGGTGCCCATAGTGATCGGGCTCGTGTTCGCCGCGATCTTTGCCATGGGGCAGGGGATTCGTGCGCCCGACGGCGGGAACCTGGTCATCTATGACCAGAACGGCAACAGCTTCAGCTTCCCGAGCAACACCGGGACGCTGCTGTTCTCGACGCTGAGCACGAACGCCCTTGACGCGGCGAACTCTATCTGGGCCGTGTCCAACGCCCTCAACTTCGAGGGAACGACGGCGAACGCCTTCGAGACCTCGGTGACGCTGACGGACCCAACGGCGGACCGGACAGTCACGCTGCCGAACGCCAACGTCAACTTCTCTTCTCCGGCTCCAAGCGACGGATTTGTCCTGACGTTCGACTCCGGGACCTCGACCTGGCAGCCGGAGGCGGCGTCTGGAGGCACCGCGGCCAACCCAGGCTACTACATGTTCCCGACCTCGATGCCAGCAGGCGAGGAGGGCAACACCGTCATCGCCTCCGCTAACCAGGTTCGGGTCATCCGGTATTACCTGCCCTACAGCGCAACAGTTGACCGAATCGTCTTCAACGTGGAGACAGCGGTCGGTGGGTCGACGTGCGGCGTCGGGATCTACAACGCGGCCGGGACGACGCTCCTGGTGGACGGAAGCGGCCAATCCTGCGCGAGCACGGGGGTGAAGAACGTCGACGTGAACGTCACGCTCGGGCCGGGCTTCTTCCTCGTGGCCTACACATCTAGCTCCGCCACGGTGGCGATTCTGACGCAGGACGCCGTCATCGATACCTGGTACGACGTGTTCAACGCGACGGTGGTGCAGAGCGGGACCGCCGCGAACGCCGCGACCGCTGGAGTTCTTCCGGCGACCACCGGGACGCTGACGGCGGTGAGCGCCAACAGCCCGGTTGTCAAGATCCAGTTCTAAGTTGGAGGGTTTGAGATGAACATTAGATTGACCGGTACCTTCAAGGTGGAGCAGCTCATCGACGAGATCCTCGAAGCGTTTCCGAAGTGGGTCGGAACCGTCGAGCCGATCGGTCGCGACAGCACGGGCCTGGACCTTCAGATCCCGGACGGCGCATCGGGCGGCGAGGTAACAGCGCTCCGTGCCGTGGTGACCGCGCACGTGCCAAAGACGGAGCCAACCAGGGACTCGGATCGGGTTACGGTGATGACCTCCCTCGCGTCGAAGCTGACCGTCCTGGGGTTCACGAGCGCGGAGATCACTCGGATTTTGCGGGGAAAGTAAAACCCCGTAGTTAGTGTAACATCCTTAACTGAATTGCAGATGAAAGGAACAGTAACAGTGGTGAAAGACATAAAGGCAAGAGTTTTCGACGTAGTTTTCTTGATGGTAATTCTAGCAGTTGGTTTGGGTGCCTATCACGTTTACGGACGGATTCGAGCGCACAACCAGATAGATGCGTCACTAGTGAACATCCTGTCAAGTCAGGATAAGGCACAGCTAGAACAACGGTGTACAGCAGCAGGATTCGAAAAGAAGTCCGAGTAAAAAAATGTCGTTCTCTTATCTAGCAGATGAAGGGCTACCAAATGCCCGTGACAGAGTTCGTTTGTACATCGAGACGCAAACGAGTCTACGCACAAGCTCGAAGACGAGGAGATCGATGTCTTCTTGGAGGAAGAGCCAAACCGCTGGTGGGCAGCCGCAGCATCTGCTGAAGCACTCTACATGAGGCTGGAGGCTGGCTACTTCGAGGACCAGAAGGTTGGAGAGACTCGGCTGAGAGCAAAGAGGGTAGACGAACTAAAGAAGCTGGTAGATCGCCTGCGTGCGCGTGGAGCAGCACACATGCTGCCATCTGCTGGAGGAATCTTCCAGAGTGAGACGGACGCAATGCTGCAGAATGCCAACATCAGAAAGGGCGACTTCTTCCAGGGTATGGATGACTACCCAGGCACTACGAATAAGAGTCAGCCATCTACGGAGTTTGAAGGGTAATGCGTTATGTCGATTCTGAATACGGCACTTGAGAAGTTCTTCGTCCACGTAGTAACGATTGAACCGTTTACCGGAGAGGACGACTTTAACAAGCCGACATACGGGACGGCGTGCGAGTTCAGGGCGAAGATCGAAAGACAGCAGAGGATCTTGAGGGAAGACACTATGCAGACTATCAGGTCGCGCAGGTTGATCTATCTCTATACAACCGACACTTCCATTACGGTGAAGGATCGGTTGACGCTGCCTGCGGGCTTCGAGCCTCTGCAGCCGAAGATTACTGACGTGAGAGTTGTGAGTGATCACCAAGGTGTGCATCACATAGTTCTGGAGACGTAAATGGCAGGTCCGGCGTTAGGTGGACAAGCGGCAGGCGCAAGAGGCGCTGGTGCTACTCGGGTAACCTTCGAGTGGACTGGCTTGAAAGATACGCTGGATCTGATGGGAAAGTGGCACGACGGTGTCCTAGAGGAACTGAAGATCGCTACTGAAGAAGAACTGAATCACATGCTGAATGACGCAAAGGCAATGACGCCTGTGGACACTGGCAGACTTCAGGAAAGCGGAAGGGTGCTTGCTCCGAGAACTTCGAAGACAGCAACTGCCGTATCGTTCCAAGTCATGTTCGGTGAGATCACTGTGAGAGGCCGCTTCGTTGACTATGCTTTGATCGTTCATGAGACGCACCAGTCGAAGCCGAAGTTCCTAGAGCGCGCAGAGGCAATGCACATGCCCGACATGGCGGATAGAATCGAGAAGAAGGTTCTTAGCAGGGTGAAGGTGTAATGGCAACAGTAGTGAGGGACATCGTTGATTTCCTGACAGCTGAGTTCCCGACGGAGACAATCCGCGGAGGGTTCCTGTCAGATGGTGCCGATGCTCCCAATAGAATGATTGCAGTACATGAGCCGCTCGGAGAAGCGCCACCTGCTGAGACGTTCGTAGGAAAGGGAAAAGGTCCGAAGCTACATATGGAACTGCCGAACTTGCAGATCCTGTGTAGAGAAGCTCCAGACCTGTATGAAGATGCGCGGGAACTGGCTAACGAAGTCTACCATTTCTTGCACAACCAGATCGGGATCACCATCAGCGGTACCCGGTACGCGGTAATCGAGGCTCTCCAGTCTCCGTTCAATTTGGGCATCGATGAACAGGGACGGTGGATTATCGGATTCAATGTTCGATGCTGGAAGAGGCCGAACTAGTGATTGATGTACGGGTAGCGAAAGCGATCAGAGGATTGCTTGTCAAGGCTGTCGAACTTCTGGATGCAAGCATCAAGAATGAAGAGAGAGCCGGTGACGGCTGCGCGCATAACAATCGCATCGAATTGATGACCATGGGAAACAGAAGAGGTAACAATCAAACGTACCTCTGCGACGACTGTGGTGAGCAATTCGTACAAGAGGTGGAAGATGGGCAACCAGAAACACTTGGAAGGCGAAGAGGAGCTAAAGCTCGAAACGGGGCTTTGGGAAATGAAACCGGAGCGTCCTTCGAAGCCTAAGTACGAGGTCGTTCGTAGCTTCTCTCACCAGAAACGCGAAATAAAGCCAGGTGATGGAGTTCCGAGTGACCTCTCTGAAGCGGCGATGACGCACCTTTTGCGTAGAGGAGTGCTGAAGGCACTCTAAGGAGAAAGAAAAATGGCTCAGAATCTCAACCCACTATTCCTTCACGGAAAGGAGACCGAACTCGTTGTCAACGAGTTCGACATCACCTGCTTCGTGAACAACATTGACCTGACACAGGACATCGACCTCCCTGAGGTTACGACGTTCTGCGACGACACGCGTCGGTACATCAACGGTCTGCGGAATGCAACCGGTTCCATCGCTGGCTTCATCGATGATGACGCTACCGAAGGAATCGACTTCTTCCTGCAGGCGACGTTCAATGTGCCTACGTCGTCCATCTGGTCGGATGCTCCGAACGGATTCACGGTGGGAAACCTCGTGTATCTGTTCCGTGCTCTGATCAACAGCTACAACGTTACGCAGCCGGTAGACGGTGTGCAGGCGTTCACGGCTGACCTGCAGCTTGACGGAAACCTCAGCCGTGGATTCTCGTTGCATGCTCTTGCGGCGGAGACGGCCACTGGTGGAAGCTCGCCTCAGGACAACGTCGTAACGACGGATACCGGTCTGGTTGCGCACCTTCACGTCATTCTGGCTTCCGGAACCACGCCGACCTTGATCGTGTTCCTGGAAGACTCGCCAGATGACATGACGTACACGGTCATTCCGGGCTTCACGTTCGCTACGGCAACCGCTCCGACCTTCGAGCGTCTCGAAACGGGTCCCGGTGACACGATTCAGCGCTACGTGCGTTCGGCATGGACCATCGCTGGTACCACGCCTTCGTTCACGTTCGTCGTGGCATTCGCTCGCAAGCCATAAGGCTTGACGTAGCGTAGTGAGTTAGCGTAAACTTTGAGAGCCGGTAGTACTACTCGGTGCTACCGGCTCTCGAACCTTTCGACTGGCCCTTCACAGGCTGGTCAAATTGCTACCTGCCTCGTCCCCCTCCCAAACGGGGGCAAGGTCCTCAGGGATCCTCACCGAGTCAACAATCCACAAACTATTCCCAGAAAGGAAATTCCCACAATGGCTAAGTACGTTGACATCTCTCTTGATAGGTCGCGGAGACTCCGCTATACCATCAACGGTATCAGAGAACTAGAACGGCATTTCGGTGCCTCTTTCACCACGCTCTTCACTGGGGCGAACCTCGGTTTCGAGCAGATCATCATGCTTCTCACCGTTGGTCTGAAGCATGGAGATACAGAGAAGAAACCTCTCTCCGACACCAAGGTTGGTGAGCTTGTCCAAGACAAGTGGCTAGAGAACGGTAAGGACTTGAGCGAACTCGTCAACATCATTCTCGATGCAATGGCTGCATCTGGAATCATCACACGCGATGAGAAGAAGACGGATGAGGAAAGCTCCTCCGGTGGCGGAGGAAAGAAGGAACTCCCAAACGCCTAAAGCCTAGGATCGACACGTGGGAGGATTGGGTAGGATACGCTGAGCCAATGGGGCTAGGAGTCATGGGCATGAGCATTCAAGAGTTCGAGTCCGTGACTCCTAGCGAATTTCTGGTCAAGCTCAAGGGTTTCTACTGGAGGCGGGAACGTGAGCACAAAGATCGTGCACATGCGCTCGTATCGATCATCAACACGTGTGGTCATTTGAAGAAGGGAAAGCGGGTGAAGCTACATGAGCTTTTCCAGGAATCAAACCTAGATCCTAGGAATCCGTTCTACAGAGGTTACCTCGGCTTACCGACGTAAATAGATCATGGCCTTCAAAGGGTTAATGCTCAGTGTCGGACTTGACGCTAAAGGTTTCTCTAGTGGTCTGTCTGCAGCACAAAAGGACCTTCAGAGTTTCTCCGCTACTGCCAGCGTTACTGGGTTCAGACTCGGTGCGGCATGGGCAGCTACGTTTGGAGCACTCGCCGCGTTCACTTTGAAGGTCGGAAGTGATTTTGAGACGGCGTTTGCTGGCATCAAGAAAACACTTGCAGGGACGGATGAGCAGTTTGCTAAACTTGAAGAAACCCTAATCAGTACTTCTCTTGCTACTGGTGTAAGTGCCATCGAGCTTGCAAAGCTAGCACAGATCGGTGGAACACTTGGTGTTGAAGTCCAAAACATTGGTGCGTTCACAGACACCATAACCAGACTCTCCATTGCCGCGGCTCAGCTAGATCCTGAAGAAGCTGCTGTAGGTCTTGCGCGTCTCGGCTTCATTGTGGGTGAGACCACTGCGCCGGAGTTTGAGAAGCTCGCCAACGTTCTCGCCTTCCTAGGCGACAGACTGCCAACCACTGAAGATCGAATCCTAGATTTCTCCGTTCGTATCTCTGGTATGGCCAATGCAGCAAAATTGTCTGGTGAGGAGATTCTAGGACTTGCTGCTGGATTCTCTTCGGTTGTCGGACAGACAGAACGTGGTGCGTCTGCGGTAGAGAAGTTCCTTAGTGAACTGTCTGGAGCTGTTGCTGATGGAGGACCGAAGCTACAGGCATTCGCAGAAATTGCTGACATGTCGATGGAGGAGTTCTCTCAATCGTTCGCAGATACACCTGCACAAGCAATTCAGGAGGTAATCACTGGCCTCGGTAAAGTAAGCGAACAGGGTCTTACGCCACTGCTCCAGAAGTTCGACGAGCTTGGTATCAAAGGCGTAAGAGCTGTCAGCACGTTTGCCGCTGTAGCTGGCGCGGGCGATGTATTTGCTACTGCAATGAAGGCTGCTACCGTAGATACTGAACGTCTTACCAAGTTGAATGATGAACTTGCCGTTCAGATGGGGACTGTTCGCGCACAGTTTGACAGAGCTACTTCTGGAATCCAGATCGCAGGTCAGGAACTATTCAAGGCATTCGCTCCAGCGTTGATGAGCATTCTGGCTGTGATCAACGATCACGTCATCCCTGCGCTGATCGCTTTTGCTAAGTCCTTCCAGAACCTTCCTGAAGCGGCAAAGATCGCCATTGTTGGTATCGGCGTACTCATCACTGCTGGCATTGGTTTGGTTGCTGTACTCGGACAAATTGGCAGTGCACTCGTATCTTCGATGGCTCTCATCGGTAAGCTAGCGCCCGTACTTATGAGTGTTGGATCTGCTGCTACGACAGCCTCCGGTGGTCTTGGATCGGCAGCAGTTCCGTTAGGGTTTATGGGCTCGTCGGCAGCTACAGCTACCACGTCAGTTGGTGGCTTGAGCACAGCACTTGGTAGCGTGGGTGCCGCAGCTAGTGCTGTTGTTGCGCCTATCGCAGCTATTGCCAGTGGACTTGTGGTTGGTGTGGGTGCCGCCGAACTGATGAAGAACAGGGCACTCGAACTCCAAGGTACATTCGATAACGTCACAGAAGCAGCCGTAGAAAACGCTGGTATCTTCGCCACGGCTTGGGAGGGAACGAAGGCGGTCGTAAGTCTGGCATTTGACGTAATGGCAGACAATTTCAGCAGAGGTGCGGAATTCGTTGGAGAATTCTTTAGCTCGGCTAGTGGGGTGACAGACTTCATTGCAGACTTCATGATGTTTACCACACCAGTGGGGTTGCTGGTCCAAGGTTTCGAAGCTTTGATTGGTCCTGTTGGACAATTCGTGGATATGCTATCGCTTGCGGCAGATCAGCT